CAAATGATGCCATTAGAAGGCTCCTGCATCAATCTCGATGGCGGCACCAGAGAGAGCCCAGGCGATGTTATCAGAGCCACGGAAGCGATACACCCGTGATAGCGCCGAGCCCAGTTGATAAAATTTGACACGAAGTCCATACTGGCCAATCTTACCACACGATACCCACCGCTCATCTGTCCAGGTGGCACCACCATCATCGGAGTGCTGCTCCATAATCTGTGGGTCGAGGGTCGGGTCGATGGCGATACCTGTGGCGCAGTCAATGGTAATGCTATTGTGACGAATGCGCTTCATCTCATTGCTAATGTGCGGGGTCGTCCGCTCCCAGACGATAGGCTGTGACACTCCAGAGACATAGTCAGTGGTGTAGTCGAGCGATAGGGTAAGCAGGGACCCCGAGTAGAAGTCGCCAGTGAAGATTGTATTGCCGGCGACGACGATGCCTTGTGGATTCCACCTGGTGAATCCACCGTTACCGTCGAAGGACGAGCCAGTAGTCCAGCACGACTTACCGAGCATCTTGGATGCCGTGTAGTCGTAGATGTATGTCTCAGAAGCGCCGGTAAAGTTAAGAAGGTAGAGGGAATGACCACCAATGTGCATAACATCGGCGGTGGCAGATGTCGGGTCAAGCCCGAGCCGCTTCCACTCCTGCTCAAGTGCCAACGTTGATACCCGCGTCGGATTGTAGCCCATCGCAATCACCACTGATGGGGTGGAGCGGTCATCGTATGATACCCACATCAGAGTCTGCTCAATCTTCTTAATGGAGGCAGCGGATGCACAGCCCGATTCTATGAGAAGGTTGCCACGACGGACAAATGCGTCAGCAGAAGTCTGGGCACCAGAATTAGAGCCCCATAGCTCAATAGACTTGGCACCAAAGACCCAGAGGTCCTGGGCATTGTTGAAGACCGCTACAACCTGGTCGGGGTTTGCTTCTGCTGATGCAAAGTTGTCACCGTCTCCCGAGGTGGAGAGGAGGTCGGACCAGAAGAATTGGTTACTTGATGGCTTAGTAAAGATAACGTAGCTATCAAGAAAGGTGCAGGAAGACGCCGTCGATGAGTAAAAGGTGGTCTGCAGGGTAGGTGCTCCAGAAGAGAGACCTGCTGTGTAGATTGATGTGCCAGAGATGATAAAGAGGTCGGTGCCGTTGTCGGTAAAGAAGCACTTGGAAGTAGTGCCACTCAAGGTGCCGCGAGAAGTTGCGGTGCCATCGGTGACCGTGTAGAGGGTGTTACCAAATATCCAGAAGATGGTGCCAGTAGATGACAGGTAGCCGCCACGAGAGATGCCAGCAAGTGATGACACACTTAGCGCTTCCCCTGGGCGCAGGGTAAATTGATGTGGCTGGGCTCCCTTACCTGGACCCCCATCAATGACCTCCAAGGTCAAATTCTTGGTTGTCTGGCAGATGTATTGGTAATTCTTGAGGCTATATGCCGGACCAATGAATCCTTTAAAGTCCATTACTTACCTCCAGAGGTAATCATTGGTGTAGTCACCGATATCAAGCGCATATTCCAGCGTCGGGACACGCGTGTTGTTGCGCTCTACCAGCGTCTTTGCTTCGTATGCTGCCTGTGCAAGGTCAGGGGTCACCGCGAAGCCGTATTCTGGGGCCAGTGCAATAGCAAGTGCATATCTAATGGCGCGTTTGTAGGCGGGTGGGAAGGTGAGAGTGGAGCTCAACGTTACAGCGGAATTGAGCGGAGTATTGTATTGGATACCTACCTGCTGCGCAGTCGAAGGGACTGGAAAGAGGGTGAGGACACCGTTATCCATTGTCGGGTTGTAGTAACCGAGGTAGGGCACGTTGCCGGTGCTATCCTTCTGGATGAGCGATGCGTAGTCGGAGGCGGTGATAACTTGAATCTGGTTGTCAGTGACATTGCCACCACTGGTAGTCCGATAGAAGGCATTAGTCAGGGCAAACGGGCGGAAGGTAACGACGATATCTCCAGTTGGGCCAATCGTGTAGATGCCATCATTAGCGGTCGTCGCGCAGAAGGCAGTGGTGATATTGAAGAGCATCATCCCTTCTGAATTCCATTGGTCAAAGATTGCATTGAGGGTATCAAGTCCATCAACTGCCTCTGGTCCAGATGCAACTTGTCCTTGTGACTTGACGCCGATTAGACGAAGTGACGAAGTGATGTAGTCGAGTGCGGTGTCTGCCAAGGTAGGCTCCTCAAGTAGTAAAGGTATTTACAGCGGAAATGGGAAGAGCCTCACGAGGAGGCTCTTCTTTCTCACAAGGGGGCAGCGTCTCCCGACGTGACCCTACCTTCTATTAGGCTTGGAGGCGGACAATGCCGGCGCCACGGATGACGGTAGCACCAGACAGCAAATCGACGCGAAGGACCTCTTCGTCGTTTTCGCCGTCATATGGGACCTCAACAACACGGACCGACATACCGGAGTCGCTGTCTGTGAAGACGTAGCTGTCCTTCACCTTGGTCAGCGGAAACATCACGGATGCCCCTGATTCCTTGTGCCAAGCCAGATTGACGTCGGTAGCAGCAGAAGCGCCGCCCATCCAGGTAACGGTAGCGCCGTCAGCAGCCGAAGCGGAGACGGTCTGACCTGGGGAGGTCACGTTGATGGACGGGGCGATAGCAACGGTCAGGGCACCGCCAGCAGCCGAGGTGGCGTTGGCAGTAACCGTGAAGACCTGGAGCTTGCCGGTCGAGACACGGGTAAGTGGGTTGATACCGAAGAGGCCGCCGATAACAAACTGGTCGCCCTTATTGACGGTGACAGCGTTGCCAGTGCCCTTCATCAGCAGGGAGGCACCGGTCTGAGCGCCGTCGATGAGCGGCGTGACGTTGGTGCGGGTGCCGGCGGTGTGACGCGGCAGGACAGCCGATTCGGACCACTTGATGCCGTTGTATTCGCCGATGAGACCCTTCTTGTATTGGTCAGCAAGTTGCTGGACCGGGGTGAAGAGGGCAGAGTTGGCATCCGACAGGGCAGCCTGCGCAGCCGGCGTCAGCATACCGAAGCGCTGACCGTCATCCGGGAAACCCTTCTCGGTGAGACGTGCCTTGGCTTGACCAAGGACGGCACGGGTAGAGACGTCAGCACCAGTCCAGGCAGCAGGACCAGTCGTCGTCGAGATAGCACCTGGGGTAACCAGGTTTTCGGCGCCGTAGTAGAGGGTCTGCAGCAGCGACTGCTCCCAATCGGTGGCAAGTTGTGCCATAATCGGGTCAAGGAAGTCCATCATATTATTGACGGTGACTGTTTGTGGCAGCGTAGCAACACCGATACCGATGTTACGTTGGACCAGCGTCAAATCGACCGTAGATTCCACGGTGTTATTCTTGCTGATGGTTGCGCCCGTTGCCGAGACATAGCGCGGAGGAAGCTTGATTTTAACGGTTTCGCCGCCCTTGTAACCAGCGACGCGGTAGGCGTCGATGTTATCGTTGCGCAGACGATTGTGCGTCTGGGCGTTGTTGCGCAGTGCCTTGGCAGCAAAGCGCGAGACGATGGTTGAGGGCTTGAAGGTATTACTGGCTGGTGTAGGCATTTATGGCTCCTGAAGCGTGATTGTTACCGGGGGCGACGCTGTGATTCAAAGGCTTTACTCCACTCAGCGTCCGACATTCTGTCGGCATCATTGATAAGGTCAAAGCTCTGTGACGTTGCCCGTCCCTTTGGTAGGGGGGTTGGCAACTTCAGCGTCTTCTTGGTGGCTGCGGTTTCCTTCTTCACCTTTGTAGTCTGCTCTGGGGCATCCATCGTGCCCTCAATCTTAGCAAGCATCCTAACCTGTTTGGCAGGTGAAGCATCTGCAAACTCTTCCGCAAGGTCGCTGTCCGCAAGAAGTTGGTAGATTACCTGAGGTCCGAGAGCACTATCAGCAAGGAATTCCTTTGCCATCTGCGAGGGAGCCGCTGCTGTGACAGAGTCGATGGTGACAATTTCGTCAAAGTCATCAAACGCTGCACGGGCATCCTCTTGCTTGGCTTCCCAGGCTGTCTTCACATCCTGGACCTGTTGGGTTACATCACGGAGCTCTTGCTTGTGCGATTTCTCGGCTTCAATGCGTCCATATTCCCAACGGGCTACTGCTTTGCTGTAGTCTGCAATCGTGTTGAAGTCATCAAACACTGGCTCCGCAACATCATACTCAAAGGCGCCGACTGCATCAGATGCAATCCGCTTTACCGTGTCCTCAAGTTGGGCTTCCAACTCGGCGATACGGCGGTCTTTGGTGTGATTCTGCACGACGAGTTTCTCAACCCGCTTGGACCAGCCCTTCTTTGGCTTCTTTCCATCTTCTTTCGACTTGTCCTCACCGGATTCGTCATCCTCGTTTTCATCGACGTCGGCTGAGTCGTCGTCTTCCCCTGTCATAGCCGCCTTTTTATCAGCGACCGCAGCCTTCAGGTCTTCACTGTCGAGAGGCAGTGTGCGTAGATGGTCATCACCCTCAATCATTGCAGCCACCGCCGCATCATCAAGGTCAATTTCCGGATTCACGTTTTCAGTCGTCATAGGTTACCCTAAGTGGTTTTGCTTGGTGGGTTTATACAGGCGCCAATACCTGTTGTGAAGTTATTTATATGGACGTGGTGAAATAAATTCCACCACGTGATATTATGTGCGAGTTGTGGCCGCGGCGTAGCTGAAGAAGTCAATGGTTGTTGCTACCGCCCCTGCCGCACGAGCAATCGTCTGCCACGCCGGCTCCACTACTTGAGCCGTTGGCACGTTGGTTGTAATAGAGGTTGTGGCACCTCCGTCGATGCTGAAGTTGATTGTGCCAGCAACTGTGCTCCAGATACGGAAGTGGTGGAAGTTGGTATCGGCGGCTACCGATGACGCAGTGCGGGTTGAGGTGGTAGCGTTACGGCATTCAAAGATGAAGTTAGCATCAGCTGCGGCGGTATCATACGAAATAAACATCCCAGCGGATGGTGCATCAGCCACCTGCTGTCCGCCCTGGAAGAAACCGATGCGCAGACAGACGTTGGTGGTCTGATTCAACTTGACAATGATGTTGGCTTCCCAGCCGGCATTGGCGGCAATGGGGCCGAAGGCACCACCGGTAGATGACTTGTAGATTGCAGCACCAACGTTGAGGGTCGCTGGGGTAGTGATGATAATCTGCCCCGGGTTATTCCACGTGCTGGTAGCAATGACCTGAGTAGATGTGCCGGCACCGATTGGGCCAGCAGACCAGTTAGTGTCGAAAAACTCACCAGTTGCAGCAGTGATGGATGAGGCGGCGCCTGAGTGTAGGAAGTCTTCACGGAAGCCGACCCACGTTGGCAGGTATGCCAGGCGGTCAGCATACGCAGTGGTTGCTACCGTGTCGTTGTTGGTGTTTGTGCCTGCGGTAAAGCCGGCGGGCACTTGTGCGGCAAGTGGATTACGAAACATAGTCCGCCCCTTAGAAGTTTGACGTGAAGAAGGACACCTGGACTACCGTGCCCACCGCCGAGATAACCGCAAATGACGTCAGGTCCTCAATGCGCCGCACCGAGGGGTTAAGGGTCGAGGAGGAGCCGTCGGTCACGTTTGCGGCTGGGATGGCAGCGGTGCCACTCGCTACAAACTTGACATAGAAGTTACCAGTTGCCACAAACGAGACATACTTGGCGCCTGATGGGACGGTTACCGCCTGCGATGCGCCGGTGCCGATGTAGGTATTGACGTAGTCGGAGTATTCATAGACCGAGCCTTCAATGCCGGACCGGTAGTGCGAGATTGCCTTCATTGTGGCTCCTTAGAAAGTTGTGAGCGGCACGGTAGCCGCGGTGTCAAGGGTATTTACAGCAGGTGGCACCACGTTTGCAATGACCTCATCTGCATTCGGACCAAATTGCTTGACTGCTTCGAGGATAAGCTTCATCGCTGCGGCTTGCTCGTCGAGGATGGCTTGGATACGCTTCATATCCAAGTCGGCTTTTTGCTGTGCAGCAGCGGCGGTCGTCTGGATAACTGCCAACTGACGCTGTGATTCGCGGGCTTCTTGCTCGAGGGCAATGGAGTGAGCGTGCTCGATGTCGGCCAACTCCTTGCGCAGGGTATATTCCGTGACCTTGCCTTGATGGTCAGCCTGCAACTGTTGGTTGGTCAGCGTCAGCTGCTGCACCGTCTGCATCGCTTGGTCAAGCATTGACTTCTGCTGCTGCAGGGCGGCCAGCGCTTCCGGCGGAATCTCGGCTTCAGGAGTGCCCTCAATCAGCTGTGGGTTGGTCATTGCCAGGACCTTCTTCAGGCGGTCGGCTACCAGCTCCTTACCTGGGAAGTCCATCATCCGAGCCAATAGGTCCTGGACATATGGCACGATGTTGGGGTTGGCACGCGAGAGCTCAAGCATACTCTCGATGGCTGCCTGCTTCTGGTTGGCATAGGCTGGACCAACATTGACAGTGACGCCATAGTCGCCCTCGGTCAATACGTATTGCTTCTGCTTACCATTCTCCTCAAACACCTGGTTGAGTTGGATGAGTTTGGCTTCACCTTCTAGGTTGAGGGTCCGAGCCATCATCGGTGCATCCATCGTCTTCGTGATGAGGTCGATGAGGATGCGTCCGAAGTGCTCCAACATCCTGACAACGCCGTCGCTGAAGTGATAGTTAGCATTCTGCCCCTGTTGCGCCAGGGTCTTGATAGCAACTCCTGACTGCTCATTTGGTGTGGCACCAAGCCCCGCGTCAAAGATACCAAGGGTCGCCTTCAGTTTATCTTCATACGCCTGTGCAGCGACGATGAGGTCCTGAATCTGCGCCGTTTGGTCAGCGCGCAGCGGCACATTGGCAATAGGGTTGCCCTTCTCGTCGATGTCGTTATAAAGTGCATACGGATATTCCTGGGTATTCAATGAATTCCATTGCTGCTCATTGCCCTTCAGCATCCGACGAGAGAGAAGCCACGGAGACTTGTTAGCTGATGCCAGCCGACGAGCCAACGAGGTATTGATGAAGTTGAGCATCCGCTGAGAATCTTCAGCGAAGAAGGTCAAACCACGGATAGAGCGGACCCCATTGACAATGGCGATGGGTCCCGTGCAAGCTGAGAAGGGGAAGTAATTACCAATCCAGTCGCCTTCGTCAAGGATTTCAGCACCGGTCATATCGCACCAGCGAATCTGTGAGCCAAGAATCTTGACGTGGCGTAGGACCGGCTTTACCTCACCTGACTGCGTGTCGAGGACGTTGTCTTCCTCTTCGTTGTAGTCATACCTACGCTTGCCATCTTCGGTAATCTCATCGATGACATCCTTTAGGACTCGCCCATCGTCAAGAAGATATGTGACCTCCTTGATTTCCTTGCGATACCAGAAGCGGGCGACGCGGATGGTGCCTTGCCCCAACCAGGCAGATGCTGAGGCGCCGACTGGGAAGAGCTCCCGAGAGGTGCAGTCGGCTTTCGGGAAGAGGCGCTTGAAGGCTGACTCGGAGTAGTCCTCAAACTCAAACCAATATGTAGCATCCGACATATCGGGCTCTGACCAGGTAGGGTCGCAGAGCACCTTGAATGGGTCAGCCACCT